GTTGCTTGTAAAATGTTAAAATTAAAAGCAAATGGTCCGGTTCCAGTAGTACCTGCAAACTGAACTCTGCGCGTAACGGGGTTAATTGGGATATCGGTCATGTCTACTTTCCACTTGTTTAGCTATCCTATAGCAGATTTATTAATAATGTTCCAATAATTAGTTATCGAAAACCACCACCAGTTTTTACTATGCTTGATGGCGGCAACCACATATCTTTTCCAGTTTGTTTTTTCATTCTTCTTTCCCTTCGTTTGAGGTATCCAGGGTTTATAGTTTCTTGCAATTGATACCAAATCAAATAATTCATTGCTTCTTTTGTATAAAACAAATTGCCAAATGGCACATTGCCCTTGGCTAACCTAACTGCGGAACTTGCAAGGGCTACATCTTCCCCCATAGCGGCGCTTCTAGCTTTCATAACAAGATCAACCGCCTGAGAAGCAGTTCCAATCCCAGGACCAGCTAGTGTTTGAAGTGTAGATCCGCCATAACGGTTAGCCTCACCGAACAAAAAGTCTCCATATATTCCAAGACCACCACCCTGCAAAGCGGCAGCAATAAAAGATTCTGCGCTTGCTGGGCGCATTTCGTTTCCTTTAGCAATTTCTTTTAATTGCATAACATAATAACCAAGAACAGTTGTGCCTACAATACTATTGATCAGGCCCATATTGGCGCCCACGCCACGTTTCAGTTGATCCCCTAGTGTTTTAGAACCGTACCCATACACTTGCCGCCCAACGCCTTTTGTCAAAGCAGTTACCCCAAAGGATTTAAACTGGCCTACAAATCTAATAGCCTCACCCGCTGCCGTGCCTGGACGATAACCGCGCCGCATAATTGCACGTTCACGCGCTCCTGGTGATGGAACAGAAAAATCGGCCTCAGATACAAGCAAAGCAAATACGTTTTCACGAATTGCAACATCTGGTATTTCACCTGGTATAAGATACATCCTCCCGTCAGGACCTTTCTTTGCTCCCTTTCGAGCCAGTTCCCATCCAGAATCTTCTATTCCATAGTTTTTAAGAATACGTTTTAAATCTTCCGGAAGCTTATCAAATCGCTTAGTTGCTTCACGACCAAGATCATTTGCAATCATCAAGGTCACGCCACGCTTATTGCTTTCAGTCCAAGGTTGTAAAAGATTAAGCTTAAAGAAAAGAGACATTGTTTTAGCTGTCTGCCCTGGAAAATCGTCCGCTGCATTAAAGCGACTCATAAAATCTCCTGCTTGGCCCTCAAGACCTACGCCAAGCCTATCAGAAAACTCACGCATTTCGCCTTTGTTCATGCCCTTAAACACAGCGGTTAGTCCGTCACTCCACGCATCAAGAAGTGATCTACCTTGATATATCCTATTACTCGCAATAAATGCGACATCAGAAAGCGCAGAAACCCATGCCCCGCCAAGCTTTGCCATTGTTTGCAAAGACCTATACCCATGAAAAGTTCTAGCAATAGATGTATGTGAGCCTATATTTACATCTCCGCTAACCTCACTAAGAGCAGCTTTAAATGTTAATACACTTGCTTCCCGTTTAATTTTTTTAAGTTTTTTAGGATCGTTCCTATAGGTGCTTTTCATTCGGTCAATAACGCGCTCAACCATTGCTTCAGGGTTAGTTCCAAGCACATCCATAAGGGCAGTGGCTCTTGATGATGATTGCAAGTCTTGCATAAATGATTCACGCAGGGATGCTTTACCAAACATTTGATCGTAATCGTACCAATCATTAGGGCTTTTGAAGGTGAAAACTCCTGAAGCACTTTGTTTTTTAGCAATATTACCTGGCCCCTTAAAGGCTCTGCTTATTTCGGGTACATTTTCCTGACTTCTCCTTACGCCCGAAACGATAGCGTCATATGAACTTATTAAAAATTCGTCTATTCTTTCGGGAGCAATATCCATTTTTTCGTAATCTAATTTGTTTCTAATTTCTTCATACCAAGCTTTATACCCAGCCTTGACTAACCTACGTTGATCGTGGCTTGCCTGGACAACTCTGCCTTCTTTTAATTTTATAAATGATCCAGCTTGGTTTTCTCTTAAAAGAGCTTGTCTTTGATATTTAAATAATATTTTGGCTATATCTTTTGCATCTTTACTTACGCCAGGAACTCCCTGCGGTTTCGCTCTGTTTAGATCACCAAGAACATTTGCAACCTCTCTTTCAAATTCGCCTTTCATATTATTAAATTTTATATCAAGTTTAGATTTTTTTAAATCAGCAACTAAATTGCCTAAATAAGAATACAATATACCGTTGGTAAGGGAATCAACAGACCGGCCAGATCCAGCAAACGGAGTATTAACTCCAACTAGAACACCTTCCAGACCCAATGAGGGATCACCTACAATTTTATCAGCAGCCTCAACAAATGACATTATTTTTTGTTCTTTGAGAATGTTCATATATCGATTGCGTTTTTCAATCTTTGCTGAAATTTCTGCATCTTTCGCCATTGCCAAGCCTTTAGTTAAAACTTCGGCTTGTGCTTCTGCAAATAAACCTGGAACTTTCCTAGATTTTTTTTCTGTTTGTAACTCAGAAATCATTTCTACAAGCTGCTCTTGCGTTAAGCGGTCCTTGTTTACTAAATCTATAACTTTTAAACAATCTGCCATTATGACCCCGCTACGCAAGCACTGGCGGCTTCTACGACTTCTATATAAGCTTCCGTTGTAGAAGCAATTTCTTCTAGTTCAGCTAACTGGCTTAAATGATAATCAGTTAAACCATCATCTGCTCTAATTTGTTCAATCATTACTTCTTGTCTAGGTATTATGTAATCAAGTTCTGCATCTTCGCCTATAGAATCAAACTTCAAAAGATCTTCAAAATATGAATCAGTTGGCGGGGCATTGCCCATTACATCATCTACCGAAACACCTTCAATTTTAGTTCCATTACGCGCTAATTTTTCAGCCTGAATTTCTACAATCATTTTAGACAAACCACCATAAGCTTCAGCGGCACTTAAATTAAGTTTAGACATTTGATCGGAAACAATAGCCACTTCTTCATCAGATATATCTTTTACACCATGCTCTTCTAATTCTTGGCGTATGCCATCCCGTCTTGAAATTTCTGCCTCGAAGTCATTCATTGAATCATGGTAATCCCTCCAAGTCTGCACGTCTTCTAAATCATTTCTTGCAAAGATAAGATCGCCACGGGCTTCCTCGGAGAGAGCTTGCATTAACGCATCAGTATTTCTTTCTGGTATATATCCAGCTTCTTCAGCAAGCTCTGCCATATCGTCAAGATTTAATTTTGATTTAGTATTGTTTACCGGACTAACCGCAGTTCCCTTTTTTGTTACATAGCCAGCCTTGGGTTCAAACCCAATATTTATTAATTCTCCACGAAAGGTTGGATCTTGATCGTTTATGCCGCCTGAGTTTTTAATGAATTGACTAAGGCTTACTGGTTTTTTTGGTTCTTTTGGAATAACCACATCAACCAAGACCTGTTGATCTGTTGCAAGTTGGCGAACAGCAATTTCATAAGCAGTACGAAGTTTGGCGTCAGATGAAAGATCACTTGCTGTTTTGGCTTCTAATCTCTTAGTTGGCGCGGTAGGCTCGGCTTCGCCAACACGAACAGGAAGATCAATAGCGTCTAACTCAGTTCGGATTATACTTTCTAAGTCTTCTCCAACCGCATCTAGTATTGCTTTAGGATCTACGCGAGAACGTGCTACTGCACCGACTACAGTTCCAATCCCACCGCCTAAGAAAAAACCAGCACCCACATTAAGAAGTGCTTCTGACATTGTATAATCAAGCTGCTGAGATTTTGACAACGAATAATAAAAAGGCTCAAGGATTAAAGCGCCGCCAGTACCCTCGATAGCTCCAACTCTGGCCCTTCCCGCAACCTTTCCATACCTGGCAACAGAAGCAGCTTTTGCTGTTGGTCCAACAATAGGAATAAACATTGAGGCAATTTCAAGTGGATCTGATGCAACGGCCAACATCCCACCACCAAACTTTGCTACGGTAGGAATTAAACCTGTCGGGCTTTTAGATATAATTGCGTTTCGAATTAGTTCTTCTTTTTTACCTTCAGCTAAAAGCTTGGCTTCTTCTGAAGAAGTTGGAGAATCAAACTTTAAACCAATAGAACTATACTGTTCATTTAAATCTTCTGGGCTTTTTAACTTACCTTCTGCTAAAGCAATTTCAGTGAATTTATCTTTTACAGTTTTATTTTGGCTATATATATCATTAAGCTTATCGCTTATTAATTCACGAGCTATAGGATTTACTTCTAAAGCTAAATCATATTCGAGATCTGCTTGAAGCTGTTCAAGCTCAAGAATTTCTAATTTACTTTCTTCACTAAAAACATCTGAGCTTGCACGAAACTGCTCTGCTTTTCTTGAAAGTAAGGTTCCAGCCATCGGCATAGCTGCTAACTCTGATACAGCCCGACCTAAAGAAACGCGCAAATCATCAGCAGCGGTTATCCTATAAAGGCGATTTTCTGTATTAAGAGGACGGGGCTGCATTAGTTGTTATACTCATCAATGAATTTTTGTGACTCTTTATAATATCCCATTGATTCTTCAAAAACCTTTAAACCTTCAGGTGTTTTTTTGTAAAGATCAGATACCATCTCTGGAAGTTCTGAAAATTTAACTTCAAAACCAGCGGGAAGCATACCTTTGCTTGTAACATAATGAAGGCTTAAACCATCGCCAGTGCTATTGTTTAAAAATTTTCCAGTAGAACTAAGGGAAGCTGCGGAAACCTCTCTATTAATAAACTCTGGAAATTCGTCTGCGCTTAATTCAACAAATGGAAGCTGTTTCATAATATCAATATCCATAAGCATTGATACATTTTTATCTATAACTTGTTCATCAAATTCCATTGGAACAACATATATTCCAGTGCTATTAATAACTGTTTGGCTGGACTCTGGTATTAAATCTTGAATAACGCTTTCTACTATCTCCGCAACGCTACCGCCCGTTTTAAGCCTTGAAATAGAAAGTTTTTCAACAGTATCAAATTGTTCATTAAATATTTGACTAGCAATTTCATTTCCACCAGTTACATATGCTATCCTATATTCTTCTAAGGCGGCAACTATTTCCGCGTCAACATCGCCTTTAGTTGTAGAGGGCTGACCAACGAGTAGTTCTTCCATAGTTAACTTTGAAACATCGACTAATTCTTTTTGCACTAATAAATTATCAGTGTACATTGCTTGTATGTACTCTGGATTTAATCCAGCTGATCTTAATTCTTGAATGAATTTTGGAGCATAATCTTCAAGACCTTCTTGTATTGCACTAAAGTAAACAGTAGCAACATCTGAATCAAAATTCTCAATTACACTTGCTAAACGTGCAGCCATTTGTTTTGGCATAACAGTTCTTAAATTTTGCGGAAGGTCAATTTCATCAAACCGTTTTTCCATAAAGTCTTGCAACCTTACTAAACCTTCAGACAGGCCAAGCAAATTGTTTCCCTCAATGCTTCCATTAATATCATCAACTATTCCAGCAGCAACTTCATCCGTACCAACAACAAATGCAGCAGCGTCTTTATTAAGGGCGTCACTTCTTTTATTAATAGTTTCAATCCAAAAATTTTCTTTTGCTTTAGCGTTAATAATATCTGTTGGATTTCCATTAGCTTTTGCATCGTCAAATTCTTTTTCAAGCTTACTAGCTATTTCAAGTGTTCTGTCTATACTCATACTGTTAAGAGCGCCACGATTTGCAGCATTTTCACTAGCATCACTCCAGGACTCAATGTATTGCTCGGCTTGTTCTTCAGAGTAAATACTTCTTATATATTCTTCATTAATTTTAAAACCAATTGGAGGCTGAAGGGTTAAGGACATAGCATCTATAGCTTCGGTTAAGTCTTTTGCAGCAACATTTTGCGCTCGATTTATTTCTTTATTTAAACTGTTTTCTAATCTAGTATTGAAAGCAAGATTCGCTTCATAAGTCGCACCTGGCAGCGGTCTTTTTTCGTATGCCTTAAGAAGTGCTTTTTTTGTATTAATGCTGCTTGCATTATCATAAGTGTAAATTCTGTTTTCTCGCACTGCTTTGCTTAATGTACTATCAGCAACCTTTTTAGCATTTTTTTCACTTACACCAAGAGCTATTAAATCATTAACAAACTTGCCAGCAGCTAGTTCAATATTTTCTTCATTAAAACTTTCTGATAATGCCATATCAATTATTTCTTGTGCGCCAATTTCAGTAATTTGAGTTACTCGATTAGCAGCAACTACTGTTGCTTTTTGTGTAGCAATATCGGAATATCTACCTTGATAGGTCATTGCGCTATCACCTAGTCGAGCAGAAAGAACGCCAGCGGCAACAGGATCAACTTCTTGCAAAGATGCAGCATATCCATCTTGAATAGCAGCCATTGATTCTTGAAAAACAGACATAGGCATATCATTTTTATCAGCTTCACGAACAAGGTTTTGGTAATCTTGTTTTGCAAGACTTTCTATTTCTACAACAGCAATTCTATTTGCAGCATCAAATGCAGCACGTTCCTCAATGTTAGTAGGCCCACCAGCCTCCCTAAGAGCCGTTAAGGTGGGTAAAGCGCCATCTTCGCGCACTGACTCCTGACCACGGGTTTCGGCTTCAGCAGCGGCTTGTTTAAAAGCAAAGTCAGACATACGGTCAAGTTGCTGAGAAATGTTCTGGCCGAGCCTTGCTTGCTCTCGCGTAGCCGCAAAATCCATCTGCTGAGGCTGTCGAGTTTTTAAACCAATTCTCTGATATCGTGGAAGGATTGCCATTTTTTTACCTTAAATTACCTGTCCGTATCTATATGCACCAGAGCCTATTGTTCCAGCAGCAGATACATAAGAGTTTAATTGTGCAGCATTTCCAGCAGTTTGATATATACCAGCTTGTGCGCTGCCTTGCCCTAGCGCCATAACAGCATTATCGGCAGCTATATTAAATTCTCTAATACCCTCACCCATTGCAAACCTTTGTAGTGTAGCCGCAGATCCAGAAGTGGGATCAACACCGCCAGCCCCAGCCCTAGCAACAATAGCAGATAATGTTTCATTTAATCTTCTTAACGCGTCACTGCCTTTTTGCTTATAAGCAATAGCCTCAGATCTGCCACGAAGCTCTGCCTGTTCTGCTTGCAAACCATACTGACGCTTCTGGGCCGCGCCGGCGGCTAATGTACCAACGGCTGATATTCCAGTTGTTAATGCCATTCCAGCGCCAGACGCTAAAAATGCTCCTACTGCTGCCATATCTAATTCCCCACGCTTAAACGATACTCAAGACCCAGAACGGTCATTTTTAATGGTACGCTCTGGCTTATTGTTATCTGTCCGGTTTGACTAAACCCTAAAAATCCATGTGCTGTTTTCATGCCCGTGAATGGAACAACAGCTTTTCCAAGTACATCTTCACCAAATTTTCTAAATGCAATTAGTTGTCCGTTAATGGTCATGTTCTGAGTTTCGTTTACAAGAGCATCGACCTGGATAATACGTTTTTTAAAACCTTGAACAGATCCAGATGATAGCACTGGCTCAGAAGGCATTGTTCTTACCGTAACGCTGTAACCTAATCCAACCTCGCCGCCCCTTGTTGTTGCTGGGGCCTTTGCAAAGCTTATAACTCCGTTGGAAGGAACCGTTTGATTGGGATCTACAAGACCATCACGAACTATAGAAACTGTTTCGCCTTTAAGATGTGTCACCGAAATATTGGGATCTCCACTTGTTTTGGCGGCATCGGTTGTAAAAGTATCGTCAAATTTTTCTAACGTATAACGCGGAAGGTTATCTATTGTTCTTTTTACAATTACATAAACATCTGAAACCTCAACAGACACAGCAACAAATTCGCCATCTGTTGTAAACCTACTTGGTGCAATAACATTCTGCCCTACCAGGATAGAATATACAGCCATAGATCCATCTTCACCATTAACAATAAATATGCGATCTGATTCATCTGTGGACGAAGCCCTACGCGCTGCCATATCTATAGGCGTTTTTAAAAGGTGAGAGCTTAGAGTAGATAAAGGCTGAACCTGATAAGACGCCGTACTATCTCCATACTGAAAAGCATTAAGAGATTTACCCTGTCGTTGAATAAACAGAGTGGCGCCGTTTAGATCCTCAATCGGAATACCAGGCTTTGCTCCTAGTCTTGTCTGAGGACGCACGAAAAACGATGAAGGTGTGATTGGCGTATCAGTGGACTGAGTAACAGCAAACTCTGCGCCAGTAGTAAATATTCTCAAATCATTACCAGAGAATAAATTAATGATACTGTTTAATTGGTTTGTGTTTATTGTTGCCTCAACGCTTTCATCAGCAAGACCAGTGCCAACATTGAAGTCAAAAAAGTCAATTACTTGGGAACCCCATATAGTGTTGATACGAGATTTAGATCCACCAAAATACAACCGACCTTCATGGAAAGCAGCCGACTTAGGCCAACCCCTTGCGTTACTCCAAACGTCTTCATAGCCAAATTCAGCTTCCCAATTTCCAGCAGTGACTGCACTATCATCAAAGAATGGAACTTCGACAATAGCTTTCATTACTGTGTTTGAAACAAACTCAACGTAACGAACTCTCCCAAACGTACTTGTAACTTGAGCGTATCCGCCAACCGCATCAGGCTCAAATGGGTTAACAGAATAACTAGATCCACTATTCGGTGCTGTGGTCCATGCTGGAAAGACAGTAAGAACCTTTGAAGAACCGACATAATCTAAAACTTGACGAACCTGACCGGCGCCAGTGCCAGATGTAATCTTAACAAACATTCCATTAGCCTGGTCATTTGCGGAGAATGAACTTCCTGACTTTAATGTAATTGTGTTTGCCGAACCAGCTTGTGCGCTGCCTGTGTCTGTTGTTGCGGCACTTGCTGTTATAGTAATATTTCCAGTAATTGCAGATGGTGTTATTGAAAACGTAGGGCTGTGAGTTGTCAGAGCAAACGGATATTGAGGCACATTTTTTAATGGTAAGTTTTCTAATGTCCAATTATTATCAGCATTTCTAATTAATCGCTTGGTCTGCAAATCCTCATGGCAAAGAATAAGAGTGTCTACTGCCTGAGTATAATTAATTTCATCTAACATTGCCGCTGTAATATCAGGCGCTGCAATGAAATCATCAGTGCCGCCATTAAAATTTAATATCTGAACGCCAGCTTTAAAAACAAAGATTTTTTGATTTACAAAAACTAAACTATAAGTATCCGTGACGCTAAATTCAAAAGGAATAATTTTAAAAACTTGAAACACATTGTCAAAGTCTTTAATAAACTTAAGGCCAGGTCTGCGCTTAAAGCCACCTTGCGGCTGAATAACTACATTTGTAGCTTCTTCTAAAGCATTTTTATATTGCTGGAGATCAGTACGCGCACGAACTAAAGGATCAAGTTCACCCACCGAGAAGTTGGTTTGGAATTGAACAACGCGCATTTTAAGCCCTCACGTTGATTAATGAATAATCCTCAATAACTTGTGGCAAACTCCCACGGCTATCAATATTTATTGCTTCACGCATTAGTCCACCACGATTTGAATCTGCGGGTGAACCAAATGCTAACGCTCTAAAGTAATCTGATTTAGCAAGTTGGTCTGTAATTACAAAGCCTAACTCTGCCGCTAACGCTGTGCGAAGCAAACGCACAAAGTAAACTGGCATTTTGCTTTCTAATACTGTTGCCTGGTAATCAATATATACAGTGTCAAAATTTGTGTATACCTGATCCCCGTATATTTCCCAACCATAGTTGGCAGACTGTTGATTGGTTCCGCTGCTAGTGAATAAAGCAACTACGCCAGAAAGCATATCCCCTGGCAGTTGATACGCATAACTCCATTCATTAGTGGGAGCATCCGCTAGCCTAGCTAGTTGTGTTTTTTTAAGGCTCCAGGTCCACATATAGTTTGAAATTATGTTATCACGAAGATCTGGATATAAACGGTCACAAGCAAGTGCCGCATCTGTACCTTCTGTAAAAGATGAAATTGGCGATGCGCCCAAAAGAATTAAAGCATCTGAGCAAATAGAAACGGAAGAATCGCCGACAGCCATATTTATCTCCAGAAAGGTTGGAAAGGGGCGCCGAAGCGCCCCAAGCCTTTAGGTTACACCGATTGCAGTTCCAGCAGTAACATCGACAACAGTGCCGTTGTTGCTTAAAACTATGCTTAGTGTCGCTGTTGGGGTGTTTGTATCATAATGATAAAGAAGATCACCAACAGCA